ATGCTGGAGAGCATTCCGCCGAATCCACCGCCGCCACCGCTACTACCACCGCCGAACATGCCGCCGATGGAGCTAAACAACCCGTCGATGATGCCGCCCTTGCCGGAGATGCCTAAATCCTTCAGGGCGTATTGCAGCAGGGTGCGGTTGAGGTCAGACAGGAAGCCCTTGAAGAAATCACCGAAGCCATCAAAACGCCCACCAATCGCGTCCAGTGAATCGGCAATCGTGCCTTCCATTGATTCGCCGATACGCGAAAACTCGCCTTCGATAGTTTCGCCAGTTTTCTTGCTGGCTTTGCCCAGCCGTTCGCCTGCCTGTTCTACCGCCCGCCCGAACGTGTCCTGATTAATATAACCTTTCTCCAGCAGCATGTTCAGCTGCGCCATCTCTTCGTTGTACCGCTCCAGCGGCGTGCGCGTGGCCTCGAAGATGCGCTTGGCTTCCTGTTGCAGCTTATTCAGGCCTTTGACGGCTTTGCTGGTTTCCTCCACCTTTTCCGGGGTGGCGGTTTCGCCGAACAATCCATCCAGCGATTGATTCTTGGCGGCGCGGGCTTCCACGATTTTCGCGGCGGCGTCCTGAATCTCCGCATCAATGGCGCTGTTGAATTCCTGCGCTCTGGCCAGCGCCTTATCGAAGGCCGTTCCCATCGCATCGAGCAGGCCGGTTTCCAGCGCGGCGCGGGTGTTCTCAAAGGAAATGCCGCCCAACGGGTTGTTGACGAAATTTGCTAAATCTTGCCCCAGCGCCTCGAAGCGGTTGGAAATGGCGTCACCAAACGCATTGAACGCATCGCCCACGCCTTCAAACACGGCAATGAACAGATTGCCGAATTTAATCACCTCCGCAATGAAGGCCTTGAAGCCCAGCCGGAAGGGTTCAATGGAATCGGTAATCAGCTGCGCCAGCCACTTCACCTTATCGGCAATGAAAATCAGAATATCGGTCAGGCCTGCATCACCAATGGCTTTCACCAGCTTGGAAAACGCATCGCCCATGTTGGAGAGTGCGACATTCAGCGTTCCGGCCTGTTCTTTCATGGCTCCGGCGAATTGCACATCACCGATAGAGCGCAGATAGCCTTCAATCTCTTTGGCGTTTTTGCCCACCGTAGTGCTGACACCTTGGAAGGTGAATGTCACCTGATCGCCCTGTGCGCGGGACTTAATCCCGAATTCTTTCAGGCGCTCGAATTCACCCGTCGCAGCATCGGCCACGGCTTCGATCATCTGGTTGAGGGATTTTCCCATCGCCGTAGCGGTATTGCCGTAAGAGGTCAGTGCTTCCTCGGAAGGCGTTAGCCCCAGCGCCTTCAGCTTAATGAAGGCATCCACCACTTCTTCCAGTTGAAAGGGCGTGGTGGCGGCGAAATTTTCGATGAAGCCGAAAGCAACACTCGCCTTATCCGCCGAACCGGTGACGGTGCGAAGACTCGCTTCCAGCTTCTCGAATTTGGTGATGGTGTCGGTGATCTGCTTGCCGACAAAGGCCGTGGCCATCAATCCGCCGACGCGCTGCAACCCGCCACCCAGCCTTTTGAACCGCCGATCCATATTATCCACCCCAGACTGAATCTGGGTGAATGCGGCTTGGGTCTTATTGACCGCACGGATAATGAATTGGGCACTGCTAAATACGGCCATTTTTCTTACTCATTGCATCATGTTGAAGTTCAAAAAACGCGACCCACTCCGTGAATTCCACGGTGGTCATGTGTTCGATTTCCGAAAGCTGCCTGTTGAGGCGGTAAGCCAGTGCTAACTGGTTGCGTCGGAGTGTGTCGCGTCGGAGTTTCCCTTGACCTGCTCCACGCTCTGGAAGAAGTGGCGCTCGATCTCGTCATTGATGCGTAAAATCACGCGGCAATCCCCGAAATTAAGCAGATCATCCTTATCTTCCATTTTGAACAGGCGATTGCCGTCCTTGTCGCGGGCTTTGACGATCAGGGAATAGACGGCGTTTTCAATGCCGGAGGCTTTCTTGCCCGCCACCCGTTGAATTAGGCTGGCTTCCGCCATCGTCATCGGCAGGATGTGGACTTCCAGCGGCGCATCCTTTTCGCCCCATTCCGGTACGGCGATCACCAGCCGTTCCTGTCCCTGATAATGCTGCTTTACGCGCTCAATCGTTTTCATAGTTGCCCCCTTATTCTGCTACAGTTTGTTCAGTCAGCGCCCCGTTGCCGGTGAAGCTGAAGGTGACTTCCACCAGCCCATCGAAGGATGCGCTGTAGGAAATGGAGGTCACAATGGCGTCACCGCTCCAGTAGGTCGCGCCGGTGTCATCGCCTTCCGGGTAAAGGTTGAGGGTGACGGTCGCACCTGCGGTCAGTTCGCCTTGGCCGGTGGTGTCGGTTTCATCCCAAAACCCGTCCAGACTGCCTGACCAGCTTTTGATGGTTGCCTGATTCTTGCGCCACTCGGTGCCGATGATGGACGCATCCACCGTGTCGGATGTGATTTCCAGTGACCAGGATTTTACTTCTGCGACTTGGGACGATCCGACAAAGACCTTCCCCTCGCTGCCAGCGTGGGTAGCCATAATAATTCTCCTATGATGTTGTGTTGGTTAAACGGGCGTTTGCGGCGCGTTTTCTTTGACGCAGTAAAGCACCGCGAATGTGAGGGTGATGACAGCCACCGGCCTTTCACCCTCGCCGGAAAGCTGGGTGGCGGTACTTTCCAGCGAGATGTCTTTCACCAGCCCGGCAAGTGTTGGGTCAGCGGCGATCAGCTGCTCCACCTCTAAGGCCAGCGCATCGGCTTCGGCGTCAATATCGCCTCTGGCCTTGAGATAGCCTTCCACCGCCAGCTGCAACTGGCGTTGCTGAGTGCGTGGCCGCTGCATGGAGCGTTCCCCGATATTTTCCTGCGGCGTGTACACCAACAGGGCGGGGAGTTTCGCATCATCCAGCGGATGCACGCGGGAGGAAAAGACGCGGTTGCCTGCCTCGGTATTGCCATTCAGCAATGTCACCACCGCCTGCCGGATTTGTGTGCGAGCATGGCTCATAACGCCTCCAATATCAGTTCGGTGATGCCTTCACTGTCCGGGCGGATGGTCACCACCTCGTATTCATCGCCGCCGATGGTAAAGCTGTCACCGGTGGCGATTTCCGGAACATCAGCGGTGCGAACCGATAGCACGGGGTGGTTGGCCACCACCTCCACCGATTCGCCGCCCACCAGTTCCGAATAGGCCTGAAACATCCCCGATACCGGGCGGGTGGCTCCCCCTTGCGGGGAATAAAGAACCTCCCGCCCGTCCAGCGTTTCAAGCAAAGTGAGATGGTGGCCGTGCATGTCATCCATGAACGCCATCACAGCCCCACATTCAAAAGCACATGCACGTTGCTATCGCCGGAAGCCGCCGCTGCTGCCGCCACGCCGATCAGCGTGTTATCGGTTGCCGTGGTGGTCACTTCGCTTTCGCTCTCGTCCCAGTATAGCTTTGCGCCTTGCGTCACCGCGCCGCTGGCCTTGGGCAGGCTGAACACGCCGCATACATGCACCGCACCAGTTTTGCCATTGGCGATGTCGGTTTTTGCAACAGCGCCAATGGTGCCGATCAGCACGAACTGGCCGGACGTAATATCCGCGCCTGCGGTATAGTTGAGGGTTTTACCCTCCTGAACATAGTTGGTAGCCATGAGATTTCTCCTGTTTTAGATATAAAAAAAGCGGCCTGAAGCCGCTGGTTGGGTAGGAATGATGGAAGGTTTACGCGCCCGGATTCTTATACAGAGTGCGGAACTCCAGCGGCGCTGCCGCCGCGTCGATACGCACCTTGTATTCCACCCCGTCAATCGTCCAGCCGTCTTGCTGGTCAAGGAACGGTGCGGCAATGCCATCCAGATAACCCACTTCAATCGTATCGAAGGTGTTCGGGTCAGCGGCCAGATACCATGCGGTGGTGGAGGCATCATCCAACCGCGCATCGACGATGATTTCCGCCGCACCACGCACCGGGTTTGGCACGCGGCTGTTGGTTTTGGAAGGATCGGTTTCCGACGTCATCAGCACCCGCGCCGTGTCCTCCTGCGCGGCAGGCACAATCAGGAAGGAAGGCCGGATATTGAGCGTGGCCGTACCGTCCTTTTGCGTCCGCATAGCCGTGCGCCCAGCGCCAACGCTTGCGGCGGTAATCGCCGTGCCACTGCTTGCCAGATTGTTATGGTCGGCATGGAACAACGCCACACTGTCACTCATCGCCGGATTATCAATCAGGATGCTGAACACCAGATCACCCACCGTCCGCGCCGCCGCACGCCCCATCTTGCGGGGAATGTCGGTAAACGCCGTCAGGTCATCATTGATGATTGCCTGCCGGGTGATGGAAAACAGCTTGCCGTAGGTGGCGAGCTTAATGCTTTCCGCCCGTTCGCCAATCGTACCGTGCTTGTATTCACCACTTTCGGGGATTTCATCCAGCTTCTCAAACACGCCCAGCCCAACGCGGCTATGGGTTTTGAAATCCGTCAGATTGCCGGTGCGGGTGAACATCGTAAAGACTTCCTCCGCTTCCTCATAGCCGCGCAGCATGGCCTTGCGGGAGTTATTCTCCAGCAGTTTCGGGAAGTCGCTGGTGGAATGGGTAAAGGCACGCGCCACCAGCTCGCGCTTATCCATATGCGCGGTACGCACGCCGCGCAGTTCCAGTGATTGCCGCGCCATCTCCAGCAGTGTGTAGCCCACCAGTTCCGTAGGCTTAACATCCTTGCCAGCGATACCGGCGCGGTAGGCAATGGCATCTTCAGCGGCGCGGGAGAATTTCTCCACCTCCGTATCGCCGATTTCGATGCGCTGGTTGCTGGCCACCGGTTCTTCGCGTTTGCCAATGGCTTCCAGCAGCAGCTTGCGGGCTTCGCCCACATCCACTGCCGGATCATCAAGGCACTGGTCACGCAAGGCGGTATGATCGCCGTGCTTTGCAAATAGCGTGCGGATTTCCGTGCGGCGGGATTTCTCCGCGTTCAGGGCTTCCTGTCGCACCTGATTGACATCAACTTGCGGCGTGGCGGGAAGCGTGTTTTCAGCACGTTCCCCGGTTTCTTTGACTGCTTCGGGCATGGTAATCTCCTTTTTAGGTTGGGTTGGTTGTGAGGGAAGGCTTTCGGCCTCCAGTTTCCTGCCAATGCCAACGGATGCGTCGGCGGGAATATCGACCAGCGAGATTTCCATCGGCGTCCAACGGGCGACACGGTAACGGGCTGGCTGGTTTTCAGGTTCTTCGATCAGTTTGCGCTCGTTGATGCGGTAGGCCACCGACACATTGCGGAGGATGCCGTCGCGCACGTCCTGCCACAGACCTTCCACCTCAGCGCGTTTGGACAGGCGGATTTCCGCATAGCCACGGCCATTTTCAATCCATGCCCGTTCCACCACGCCGATGCGGTTTTCCCGCTCGCTGCGGTCATGGTTATACAGCACCGGCGCGGCGTTATTCAGGCGGGAGAAATCCGCTTCCTCCGCCGCGTGTCCCAGCACTTCCACCCACGCATCGCCGAATAGCGACTGGCGGGTGACGGGTTCCTCCGAAGAAAAAGAAAGCCGCACGAGGCGGCTTTCAGTGTCCACGATGGAGCGGGAGGTTAAATCAATCGTCCTTGTCAGTATTTCCGGTTGGTTTGTCATCGGATGGTTCCTCCTTTTGGGTTTTGCCGTGCGAACTGGTGCTGAAGCTGATCCCAGCTTCGGCTTCCTGCTCGCGTTCCTGTTTGATTTGCTCGAATACGTCCTGCGGGTTGCCGCCACGCTCGCGCACCACCTGTGACCGCGACTTGAAGCCCGCCGCCACCGCTTTTTCCTCGGCGTTTACTTCACGCTGCGGGTCAATCCACGGCATGATGGGTCCTTGGAAGCTGGCTTTTTTCAGTGAACGCGGGTTGATACTGCCCTCGGCAAGGGTGATCTGCCCGGACAGCACCGCCATATCCACGAACCGCTCCCAGATGGGATGCACGCAGCGTTCAATGAAATAATCGCGCAGCACACCGTAATGGATGGATTGCTCCACCAGCTCCTGCCGCTGGGCGCTGTAGGTGCCGTTATAATCCTTCGAGATACTGGAAAAGCCGGTGGCCGTTCCTGCTGCCACCGCCCGCAGCTGTGAATTGCGGAATTGCTCCAGCATGGCATTGGGGCGGTTGCTGTCGATCATGCCTATTTCCTCACCGGGCAGGAGATTGTCAAAAATCATCCCCGGCTGCATTTTCATTAGCCGGTTGCCCGCGCCATCCACCTGCGTGGAACTCATCGGCGCATCCAGATTCTTGCGCACATAGGCGCAGATACTGGCTGCTACCTTCGCCGCCAATCGCTCGGAAAGCTCGTAATCCTTAATATCCTCCATGCGTGTTAGTACGCTGGCGAAGATGGACACGCCCCGCGTCTGCGCGATGCGGTCAGCGGTTTTCAGGTGGATGATCTTTTCCGCCGGATAGCGCTTCACATCGCGTTTGGTGACAAAACTATGCCGGTCACCCGGATGATCTTTGTAGAGGAAATACGCACGCGGCTTGCGCCATGCGTTCTTTTCTACGCCGTGGATAATGCGTCGTTTTTCGTCGCTATAGTCAAAGGGCAGATAATCGGCTTCAATCAGTTCCAGCGAATACGGCACCAGCGTGCCGTGATCGAGCGAAGCACCTGTGCCTTCAATATGTTTCACCAGCACTTCGCCATCACGAAACCAGCACCGCGCCAGCAGGCGGAGCATCTGGTTCCAGTGCAGTTCCCACGTCACTTCCGGGAAGCGAATCCATTCTTCCCATAATTCCACCAGCTGCTCGTTGACCTCCTTGGCCAGCTCACCACCGGCACGCTTAACCTGCGGCTCAATGGTGATCCCGCGCCCGACCACGTTATTAACAAGGCAGTTCAGCACGCCCCGCGCCAGATCATGGTTTTCATCCAGATAGCGGGCTTGCAGGCGGAGCGATTCCCCGGCGCGTTCCACCACCGCATCGCCGCTGCCTGCATCGGTTTTGATTTTCCGCAGGCGGGAGGGTTGCGCGGCTTCATAAGCACGCTGGGCATGAAGAATCTTCCGCGCCGTATCGCGGCGCAGTGCCACCTCCGGCGAGAATATCTCTATGGTTCTGTCCAAAATGTTAAACATCGCTGAAATCCGCCAAGGCTGCTTGTTGGTTACTTTGAATTACTTGCTGGAAGGCCTGCACGCGCCGCTCCCAATACTGAATCTGTTCCCTGATTTCTCGGCTGTTGGCCAGTGTCAGGCTACGCCCGTTCATGGAATAGCTCTGGCCTTTGGCCACGGCCAAATCCGCCGCAATCCACGCATCCAGCGCGGTTTGCGCCTGTTCAAGAGTGAGTGCCATAGAGAGTTCCTTTAATTAAAATTCCAGTCATCAAATCCCACCCAGCCATCGCTTGCGGGCGTGGCGGGTTCCGGTTTTTGCTTCGTAATCCGTTCGCGTTCCATTTCCTGCACCAGCGCATCCAGATTCGGGTTCAGGATGTAGAGCGCCGCCAGCGCGTACACCCGGCAATCCAGCGCCTCGTTGCGTTGCCCCTTGGCCAGCACCCAGTGCCGCGTGGGGTGGCCGTTGACGAATTTGGTTTTCACGCGCTCCGACGTCAGTTGCCGGAAGTAATCCTCCGGGTATTCCGCGGGGAAGTGGCAGTAACCGGCTCCGGGCTGGTGAATCTTCAGCCGTGCGTAAATCATCTGCTTGGCCGTATCCGTCCCCAGCGTGAACAGTTTCACGCGCAGTTTGTTGGTACGGCTGAAGCGACTGACCAACGGCCTGCCGATTTGTGACGCGCCTTTAATGGCAAACACACGGTCATGCTCGCGGGCTTTGCAATATTCATAGACTTTCTGCGTATAGTGGCCGCCGGTGTCGATGCAGGCGCAGCCCAGTGAAAGACTTACCCCATCGCTACGCTGGAAGGGCTGGCGCAACACGCGATCCAAATCCTCCCACAGCTTGGCCTGCGCCGGGTCACCATGCAGCACATGGTATTGCAGCGACCAGCTTTCCTGCCCGACGCCCCAGCCGACGATTTCCGCTTCCAGCCGGTCATCCTGCACGTCCACCCCGGCGGTAATCACCACCACGCCCTGCGGCACGATGCGCCCCCAGTTCTCTTTGCGACTGAGCAGGCCTGTGTGATCCACGCCCTCGGTGGCTTCCTTCCATGTTTCGCCAAGGCTGGTATTTACCCAGACTTTGAGCGTTTCGGGCAGGCGCTTGGCCTTCATGAAATTCGCCACCATCTCGCCCCAGCGCACCCACGGGCTGTAAAGCTCCGAGATGTGAAATCCCACCACGCCCGCAAACTCTGCCTGCGCCCGCCAGTCGCCCCGCGCCAGCATCCACGGCTTGCTGCTATCTTGCAGCATGGCCTCGCAATGCTCGCATTCGTAATGCGCGGCCTCTGGGTCTTTGCGGTCAAACTTCACCTGCGCCCAGCGCAATGTCTGGAACGCGCCGCATTCCGGGCATGGTACGAAAAACAGCCGCTGGTCACTCAGGCCGTAACGTGCTTCTATTTTGCTTTCGCCTTCAATCGTCGGCGTGCTGGCCGATACCAGAAGCCGGTTCCAGAAGGTGGTGGTGCGTTTCTGCGCCAGCGAGCCGGGATCACCCTCACTGCCTGCCGATACCGGATAGCGGTCTTCCTCATCAAGCAACACAATCCGAATCGGGCGGCTAGCCAGCGAGGACGGGCTGTTAGCTCCCGCCAAGGTCAAATGCCCACCGTTGAATTTCTTATGCAGCAACGTGTTATCGCTGTTGCGGCTTTTTGGGTCTTTGAACAGTTCCGTCAGCGCATCCGAATCACGGATCATCGGCGCAAGCCGGTCTTTGCTCCATGCCTCCGCCATCTCCAGCGTCGGCTGGATAAACAGGATGGGCGATGGGTCTTGGTGAACGAAATAGCCCAGTATGTTGTTCAGAATCTCCGTTTTGCCGATCTGCGCGGAGGTCATAAACACCACCTCACGCACACCGGGTTCATTCACCGCATCCATCATGCCGCGCTGATAAGGTGCGCGGTCAGTCCGCCACCTTCCGGGTTCGGCGCTTGCTTCCGGGCTTAGTTTTCGGTTTTCGTCCGCCCACTGGCTTACGGTCAGTTCCGGCGGGGGCATCCACACTTGCCGAACTTTCTGCATCAGTTTCTGGTAGTGCGTCATCATGGGCAAGTTCACTCAATGCTTCGTAAATCGCGGCTTTAAGGAACCGCTCAATCTCGGTCGGTTCTTTCATGGCGGTGATCTGGAAGGCGCTTTTGCTCGGTATGGCAAGCAGCCGCATCCGGCAGGCAGAAACTTGCTGCATCCAGTCATGTTCAATGGTTTCAATCGGAATCAGTTGGTTGCGAAGTGCGGCCACTTCGAGTTCGGTTTTATCGGCCTGCGCCTTAATCAGCCGGGCGCGTTCATGGTGCGTGTCACGCGGCGCATCGGCATTGCCATAGGCGCGATCCTGCAAATAGCGCACATAGTGCTGCACGCAGCGCACCAGATCGTATTTGCCCTTTTCGGCCTTGGGGATGATGCCATCCCGCGCCAGCTGCTGCACCCGGCGTTCGGTCAGGTTCAGGAACCGCGCAATGACTGCTACCTTGTGAAGAATTTGCATGAAGGGTTCCTATCATGACGTGATAATCCACCCCGCAAACTCTCCAAACCGAAACCATTCCGCTGCATCTTCTCCCAGTATGGCAGGATCAAGCGGGCGTTGAACGCCGCCGAGTGATAATTCTTTGGCGATGATATGCTCAGGGCTGACCCCCGCCGCGACTTTACCCGCCAGCGTCAACCGCCACAGCACCGTGGCCTGATAGCCTGTTGCTGCTTCGCATTTATCGACAATGACAATCGCGCCGCCGGGTTTCAGTGAGGCGCGGAGCTTGGCAATAAACGCCGCCCGCGCACCCACCGGCATGAACATCATGACGAGGTAACACACGGCCACATCGAACGGCTCATAATCAAACCGGCAGGCATCCATTTGCACCAGATGCTCCTTGCCCGGTCCCGAATACTGGCCGCACATTTCCGCGCTTGGCTCAATCGGCACCAGACGCGCTTGCCGCTGGGTGAGTGCTGCCTCCAGCGCCTTGCCGATATTGCCGGTGGATGCGCCGATGTCATAGACCAGCCCACCTTGCGGGATATAATGGCGGGCGATATGCGCCACCGCGCCGGTGACCAGATCATACCAAGGCAGTTGCTCGCGCACATGCTGGTTGAAACTCTGGGCAACGCCTGCGTGCTCGAACGTCCATTCTTTCGGTATGTCCATTATGGTGTGGGAAGTGTTGTCCATTGCTCGTTCTCAAATACTTTGACGGATGGAATACCGAATTCCGCATACATGGCTTGCGTGCGCGGGTTGCTCTCAATCGCCAGATATTGCTCGCCACTACTCCCATGCTTTGGCAACACCAGCTGCTCCAGCATGATCCGCTTGGCGATATGCGGCGGTTTGTAATAGCGGTTGAAATGCGCTTCCTGCGGCACCCACCCGGCCTTGAAATACAGGCTATCCAGCGTCGGCTGCTTGTGCTTCTCAGGCCGCGCTGTCATCAGGATGGTGTGATAGGGTGCAACCAGACTCACCAGCCACTGGCGATAGGTTTCCTGCTGGATTTGCAGGGCGAAGGGTTTGCGCTTCTCATGACTATTGGCCACCAGCGTATAATTCAGATCGAGCAGAATAATCATAACTTCACTCCCAGCCGCCGGGAAAAGGCTTGCTTCGCTTCAGCCACCAGCCCCATGCGGCTGCCATCAGGATAGGGAAGATCAAACTCAAATTCGAGTGCTGCTTTTAGTCTTTTAAGATTGATTTCCCGTGGTTTACCGCAAATGGCCTGCACGTTGCTGTTGCTTTCATCTACCTGCACCGCGAGGAAGAATTGCTTGAACAATTCGTAAAACTCCCGCTGCGAGTGGTACTTCTGCACTTTCGGCGAAGTGGCAATATCGCCCAGCGTAATGCCCGGTTCGTAATCCAGCTTGAACAGCACCGCGCCGGACTGCCGTTCATTCAGCGAGTGGTAACCGCTGAGTTGCTTGATGTTGATATGGTTGATGGCAGAGGCCACCGCGTAAAGCTGCGTGGACTCATCCGCCAGCGCCGCGCAGATACAGGCGATATGCTCCCGGTCGGCCTGAAACGGCACGCTGTTTAACACGCTGGATATGAATATGGACGAGTAGCGCAGCTTCTGCGTGCCAATCGCGTGCAGGAACTCCCGCGTCAGCGCGAGGCTGGCTTCCTTGTCGATGTCATCGCTTTCGCCCACCCGGTACGGCTCAAACGGCGTGACCGTGATACCCATGCTGCGAAGGATGCGGGTTTCATGCAAATGCCCCGCGCCGAAATCCAGCACGCAGCGTCCATGCTGTTTGATCCAGCGTTCGCGGTTAGCGGCCTCGTGAATATCAAAGGCCTTGGCGGTAGAATCCCCCGCCACCGCGAAGATGAATCCGCGCCCAAGGCTGTTTCGCACCTGACGCAGGCGCCGGAAAGAATTATGGCGCAGCAGATCCTCGTACCGGCGATGAATGTCAAAATCCATCGACAGGTAATTGAGCATCGCTTCCGCCAGCTGGCCTTCTGCGTCAGTGACAAACACCACCCGCACCTGTTCCAGTCCCAATTCGGCACAGTGCTGCAAGCGGCCAATGCCATTGACCACCCGGTAATCCCGCGTGGCCACCACCGGCATCATGATTCCGCGCCGCTTGAGCGTCTTGGCGATGTTCAGCGAATAGCCCTTCCAGCGGCCTGTGTTCGCCTTCAGAAATGGTGCGATAGGATGCGGCTTGGCATTCAGGCATGGGTAGAATTCCGGCGTATCCACCGCCTTGTCGGGCAGACCTTCGGCGAGCTTACGCACATCCGCCAGCTGCATCCGGGCATTCATGTCCGCCACCGTGTCGCTCTGGCCTAAATCATTGGTGGCGCGGTTAAACACCACGTTCACGCCCTTGCGCTCTGCCAAATCCATTGAGCGCGTCACTTCCAGCGGCACCTGCGTTACCCCCATCCGGCAGGCAACATGGTGGCGCTGGTGGCCGGAGATGATTTCCCCGTCCGGCGTGGCATAAAGCGGAAGCAGGAAGCCCAGCTTGCGAAGCGAAAGTTCAATCAAATCCAGCCGCTCCGGGTCTGCCACACGCGGATTATAGGTGGAAGGCGCAATATCTGTGACGTTTACCAGTTTCATAATCCGAGCCGTTTCTTCAGTTCTGCGATAATCTCTTTTTTCTCAAAACCCACTTCCTGCTTCATGGCCTCAAGCCATTCGAGATATTGCTCTCGCGGGATGGGGAATGTGTAGCCACCAATCCGGGCGGAAGTGTCAGCCTCTTCAATGTCGTCGCTTTCATCATCTCCGAAGCCGTCCGCCAGTTCCTCCAGCGAGGCCTGAATCTCCTTCAGTTCCTCCGCGTTGAAACCCAGCATGTCGGTGTCATAGGAGGCGTCATCCAGCTCGGTGATCTCCAGCTGGAGCAGCGCCTTGTCCCATTCCGATTCTTCGCCCACGCGGTTATCGGTGATGCGATAGGCCTTGATCTGCTCCGGCGTTAATTCCGTGGCCACATGTACCGGCACTTTCTTTAAGCCCAGTCGCTTGGCCGCCTCAAAGCGCACATGCCCGACGACGATCACCATTTCCTTGTCGGTGACAATCGGCTGGCGGAAGCCAAACTCCTTGATGGACGCCGCCACTTTCTCAATCGCGTGCGCGTTAATCCTTGGATTCCGCGCATAGGGAATCACCTGATCCAGCGGAACCAGTTCAATCTTCATTTCGGTTTCTCCTGTGGTTTTAGCGAAATGGTTTTCATACCCATTTCGTTTTTTGATTTTTGGTTATCGTTATTTCTCAGATGGATGCGCCGAAAAAAACGAAACGAAATCGACATTTTTATGCTGGCGCTAACCAAATCCCGCGCTCGCGGCGTACCCGTGCAGGCCGGGCTGGAAGGACCCGCCGCGCTTGCTCCGGCTCAACACATTGAAAAACATATCAAAACAGCGTTGATTGCAGCTGCACGCCTGTTATCCCATAGGAGATTTAACCCCACGAAAAAGAGGCAAACACTATGGAAAAACACACCAACCCCATCGAATTTGACGCAAAACCCAACGAAAAAGCCATCGACCCCAGCGAATATGCCAAGCGCATCGCCCAGCTGAATGATCGCTTCCGCCAAACCTATTGGGGCGG